TGGATAAATTTTACCAGCAGCCATTAAGTCATCTTTTGTAATTTCAACGAAATCTTCAGTACCAAACTGCTCATCAACTGCACGAACACGTTCTACACCTTCAAAATTACGTATAGCTTCAGCTAACATACCGTTAAGTAATGGCTCAAGAATGTTACGCTCAAACCAACTCACTTTGCTTTGAAAAATACGACCAGCAGCATTTTCAAGACGTTGCACTTCATATTTAGTTTTTTCACCGGGGCTACGAATGCCCATAGCCTCACGAGGTGTGCCAGCAAGTTCTTCCATACGGTTCATTAAGTCACGAATTTGTAAGTCTGCTTGCAACGCAGTAGCATCAGGGCGCATAAAATCTACGTCGCCCTCATCACCTACAAACACTGTAGCACCCGGCTCATATTCAAATTCTTCTACAGTAGTTCCACGCACTTTAATAACAGGATATGCAATAAGGTCAAATACGTCAGCCTTAAGGTTTTCTAAATGGTCAATACGATATTGCATACCAACCAATTGGTCTAGTGGCCCTTGTGCCCATAGGTTGTCAGTACGTAGCCGCCATCCACAATGATGGATTGGCTTACGCCCTGTCCATAAAGGGTTAAGTTGTTTACGCAAAATCCATTTACGGTCAATAATAGTAATAAGTTGGTTACGCAGCATTTTTTGCGTTTCAGGGTCATAAATATCGCCCCAAAATTCTAACAACTCTACCATGTCACTGTCAAGGTATTCGTCTAAACTTCCAAATCCGTCAATAGCCAAGTTTACTTCTTTTTTAAACTCAGGGTCATCACGATAACTTTGACGAAATTGCAAAGCTTTTTTAACAGATGTTTTGTTGTAATTTAATGCGGGTTTAGTTTCAATGTCAGTAAGCAAATCACCAATAGACTTAAGCATACGCCGAATTACAGGCGTTTTTTCAAACGATTCACTTACAGGATTGAATACAATGTCATTAGGATTAATACGATAGGCTTTAGGCCCAATATATTTAGATACAACTTGACCGTCCGGGCCTTCTACAATATCTCGTACATAATCGTATGTAACAAACACATTACCAAAATCAATGTAGTCATAAATAAGTTGCGATACTAGTAATTGAAAATTTGATGCTTTTAATTTTTGCATCATATAATTTGTAATTGCATAACGTTTTTGCAACAAGTTTTCGTTTTTATCAACAGCTTCCCACATAAACCATTTTTCAGATGGAAACAATGCAGCAAGATAGTTTGCATGCAAGTTATCACGAATTTGTGTTAGTTTAGGAGTTACTGTAGAGTTTTTCCACGGCAGCTTACTATTACTAGTACTGCGTGTATCTGTTGCAAACAAATATTGACGCAACTCTTGCATATTGTCTCGCCATGTTGCTCTAGCATCATTCCAACGCACCCAAAGGTCGCTAATTTTGCTTGCTAGCAAATCATCTTTTAAAGATACTTGTATATTTTCATTCATAGTGCTACACCACCAAATCTAGAATTAAAAGGAATTACATTCGATTTCCTACTCCACATACGAGTCATAGGTGCTTTACAAATCTCTATACAAGCTGCTACAGCATCTTTAACGTCATCGTGTTCAGGATTGTTCAAAATAAGTTCTTCTTCCAAAATTTGGCAGTTACCTCCTTTGTAGTGCCAAATCTGCCCATTGCTGTACCGAGGCTCAAGAATAGCTGCGATACGCTCCGCTTTGCTCATGTTACGTGGAGGATTGTACTCATCAATGCTGAATGCAATTTGCTGTCCACGCATATATTCTTTAAACTGTTGTACAATAAGTCGCTGTGCTGCAACCACTTCACAACGTAGTCGTTTAAATTTCCACTTACGATATACTGCTTCTGCTCTATCATACATAACAGATATTTTATTAGTTTTAAATCTATCAATATCTAATATATAATAGTTATTATCTTCATCTACTCCAATAACAGCTATAACAGTATAGTCGGCAGTATTACTGACAGAATATGCAAAGTCCATAGAAGCATACACACTTAACATATTATCACCAATATACCACGCCCCACTAATGTTGTCAATCTGTTCTTTATTATAATATAAAAATCTGCTTTTGTCAATAAGTTGAGTTTCTACAGCATTAGGATTATTGTAGTATTGTGCATAAAATTGTGTTACATCTAGGTATTTTGCTTTTTTTCTAGCCAACTCTTTAGCGTCAAAACCAAATGCTTTGCCATCAGCCCTCCGCTGTTTAGGCCAAAGGAACTCACCATTTGTTTCAACTGTTCTTTCAAACGTCTCATAAACATGTTCTTCTGTCTCCTCATCTGTATCATCAAAGTAGATTTCCGTCATGTCCATCATATCCTTGTATAGGTCGCCCGGATGATAACGAGTACCTACAGCCCATTCTTTTGCGCCTGTAGATTCAATAGAAGACAACTGAGAGTAAAACGCTCTTACTTGTTCTCGTCCTGTATTCGTATACGCATTGTCAGGAACTACTACATCATCTAGCACTGCTACATTACAATGCAGCCCTGTGACGTTAGCCGTAATACCTGCAGCTTTAACAGTAGCGTCACGCACGCCTTCTTCTTTACGTTTAGGATGGTCTACCGATATTTCATCTACTGCCCAACGTTCACGTTTACCTTCTAGTTCGTTTACCATCTCAGGCCAATAAAACCTATAGATGTCACTTGTTAATATATCTTTAATACTTTTTAATTGTTTTTCAGCAAGGTTAGCTGTCGCAGATACATACAATACAGTAGTTTCTGGATGACGAGTAATCCACCACGCTACTCGATATGCAATCATTGCGCTTTTTTGATGGTCACGAGGCAATAACACAAGCTGGTTGTCTTTAGCGTCCTCACGTTGCCACCAATAACAAAGTTCTTCATGAATAGCGCCAAGCATTCTATGCGGTGCTACCAACCTAATAAATGTAAGTAGGTCGGCTTCTGCTGCTTGTTTGATTAGGTCTTTATCGCTCAAGTCTTTTTCCTTTTGCCTGATGGAGTCACAGGCCATGATTGTCGTTTTGAACTAGTTTTCTTTTTTGACATGCTTTGCTTTTCTGCTGCAGTAAGTTTTGCAGCCGCAGCTTTGGGTCTACATGCAGGATAACTTTTACGTTTATCTTTATCTCCAGACCGACCACAAGGTTTGCCTGTTTTAATGTCTACCCACTTTTCACCAAACCATTTACCTAGTCCGCCTTTAGCCACGTTTCTTTACCCTGTTGTCTGCGCCAGACCAACCGCCTCCACGCTTTTTATATTCTTTAGATGCCCACGCATTAGCATACGCACTAGGATATACTTTAAACTTGCTCTTAGCTTCTGAAATTACTTTACTCCACAAAGCTTTATTAGTAGGGTTTGATTTAGCCATTACCACTTAACCTTGTCAGCCCAATAAGCTGCTGACATTTTGCCTTTAGCAATGTTACGTCCATGCCGTGCTTTAAAACTAGCGCGTTTATTTTTCATACGCTCAGATTCACCAGCTTTAGGTTTACCTGCAGTAGAAGCGCCTTGTTCACCAAAACGAATGGTTTTAACTTTATCTCCCTCTTTAGCCACAACAACGTGTGACTTTTTAGGATGGTTAGGAGTACGCTTTGGTTTGTTAAATCCAGACACTCCTGCGCGTTTCAATCGTGGGTCGCGTTCGCTCATATCATACCTCCTTTTGCTGGAACACAGGCAGCGTTAAAAGGGACATTACCATCAGTGTTAATTTTATATGCCTCCTCTACACATTCCTGCATAGTTTTTACTGTCTTTTCTCCTTGCACTTGCAAAACGCCCGGAGAAAGGAACGTGAATAAAATAATAATAAATTTCATATTTCAAAGTGCGGCGCATCAATAAATGGCCTCCGTCCTTCCTTGCGGCGTGTGTCAATGTAATGGTTCATGGCTTCTTCCATTGTGCCTTCCCATTTGGTAATGTCATCAATATTCCATGCAGCACCCCAACGTACAGGCACTTGTAGCTCACGAGCTGCTTCTCGCATAGCTTCTGCTACATCATCGTACACATTAAGTTCCCAACAAACTTTAGGGCCAATGTAGACTACTAAATCAACAGCCCTACCAGTAATGTGCATGCTTTTCATTGTCTGACTTGCACCTTGCTCTACAAGTTCTTTTTGTCTTTCTACAGAACGTAAACCTTCTGATACACCAAAGTCAACTTTAGATTTACCAATTGCAAGGTTAACAACTTGTACTAATTCTTTATTAACGCCAATAAGTCTTTCGTGTGACCGTTTAGAAAGTCGAAAGGTCATAGTTTTTTCCTTAAGTCAATAATCTTTTCTAGTGTACGACCCCCGAAATAGAAGCTCATAATAAGCATGCCCCACTGGCCCAATAACTCTACGTATGCAGCGTTTGTATCAAGGTCAAAGGCTGACATAAGGGCAAACACAAAATAACCCGTTAGAATGGCTATAAGCGTTAATGGGCGTATGTTTTTAGAAAGCCAACTATCGCTTCCCATGTCTGCCGTGTGACGCTGCGATAAGTTGTCTTGTTCCGACTTGTACAATTCTGTTTCATTAGCCATTTTAGCTAGCTCACCCTTTTGAGCCATAGTAGTAAGTTCTAGTTGTGCTTTAGCCTTAGCTTCTGGGTCAGGAATAAGTTTGTCTACTAGCTTACCACCTAGCTCTAACAATGCTGGTAAAGCTATCATGCCATTCTCCCAGACTTAGTACGCTTAAAACTACGGTTGTTAGACCGACTAGTAACACGAAGATTTTTTCGTTCATTACCGCCCCCTTTGCTGAGTGCGCGTTTGTGGTCTACGTCTTTACCATCGCCTTTAGCTACAGCACCTTCACGCATAAGTTTACGCCGTGCTGCATTACGCTTGGCACGGTTTTTCATATTTTTATCATCGTTAAGTTTTTGTTTATTGTAGTCACGTTTACCATTAGTCATGTAAGGCATTATACTTTACCTCCTACAACAATGCCCAGACGAGCCATGTCGCCTGCAATGCGTTTTGTATGTGGTGCTTCAGGTTCGATTTCTTTTCTAGGTCTTCCCACTGTTTTTTTATCTTGCTCATATCCTTTTTCGGCTAGCCATTTAGCTGCAGCCGTACCTCCTTGTTGTTTAGCATGTGACCGCATTTGGGCAATAGCTTCGGAGCGTAGTTTAATTTCAAGTTCTTTATGCCATTTATCTACATGTTGTTTAATCATAGGGTGGTTACGCACCTCAAGCCAGTGCTCCCAATCACCAAGTAACATCATAGCAGCAGAATATTCGGATGGGTCACGACAATCCATAAATACATCGTGCCACTCTTGTATAGTGTATACAGGTTTAAATTTTACGTCAGGACGAGCAAATTCTTTAAACAGCCCAAGAATTACTCGTTTACCTTTAGCGTCCAAATATTTACTTTTATCCGTCATAAGTATCCAAATATGTTGTGTTACGAATCATTCCTCGCGGGATTTGGTTACGCCTAGCAAGCTGCCCACTACCATATGCCGATGTAAGTATAATTCCTTCCGGCCCGTCATAACAGACATAACCGACCTGCGTAACAATATACGGAGTATACGTATGCTCCTCTGGCTCAAATTCCCAAGGCGTGCTATCAATCTCACAAGCATCTTCCCATTCAACTACGGCGAGTCGCATTTTTCTTTTGCGTCATTTTTTTCATTTGTTCTTTTTTCTTATCTTCTTCGTACTTTTTTTTGCCTTTGGCAGTGTACGGATATTTTTTACCTTTTAGTTCTGGCATTTTATGCTCCTTTGTAATTAATGAGGAAAACTAGCAACCACCATAGACAACCAAGAAGAATTGATATTAACCCAATGTAAATAGTATTCCATAAAAAATTTTTCCTTCTTGCTGCTTGTCTATAAATAGTTCGTTCACGTTGTTCGCGTATTTGCCTACGCATCTGCATCATTTCTTTATACGCTTCAACACCATATCGCAGAGTAATCATCTCTCTGATTTGGCGTTCCATTTCTTCTATTTTCTTTTTGTGGATAAGAGCGTTCATTGCTTCTTCTTCCACAGAGCCAGACGCAAACACTTTTTTAAATAGCGGAGGATTAGCAGCTTCTTCGACTGCTTTGTTTACGTCACTTACTCCTTGAAAATATTTCCCAAAAAATCCCGCTATATCTTCTAGTTCACGACCCACCTCCACTGCTTTTTTTATGCCTTTAAACGCCATAGACGCCATAGCAAAGGCACTTACTGGGTCAATCATTTTTTATCCTTTCGGCAAACTGCCATTACCTCCTAGCCAAATAAATAGGCCAATTACAGCCGCGCCAGTAAGCCATGCCAACTTAGTAAGAACAGATTTACCTACTTCAGCATATATTTTGTTGAATGCTTTCTCTGCTGCTTTTTCAGCAATTGCATCAATCTGCGCGTCAGAAAGTTGTACTTCTCCCGGCATGATTATTCAGGAATATCTTCAGATAACTCAGACATTTGCGCTAAAAACGCAAGTTCTTTTTCTTCAGCAGTAGGAACATTAGCAGCTAGTACAATGTCTTCTTTTGTGCCCGACACTGGCTCTCCTGCTGCAAGTTTACGGTCAATTTCTTGTTTAGCAATTTCTTCAATTGCAACTTTACACCGAGAATGAATAAAATTGTCCATCCATTCTTGTGGTAATTTTACAAAAGATTTTAAAGCTTTGTCTTCTGCGTCAGAAAGACTTATTGTGTATTGTATAGTCATATTTTTATCCTAATAAATAACCTTCAAATCTACAAACCAAGTAACTACCATTATCTCCATACGACCATCCGAAAGCGTTGTTAGCATACAAAGTAATGTAATCTCCAGCAACAAGTTCAAACATGCCTGTATAATGACACATAGTTTGTGCGCCGTTTGTACTACGGTTTGTAAAACCAGTAATAATTGTTCCGTTTTTGCGAATATAAAAATAAGCTTGAGCGTAGTCTATCCTACTTACTTTAAACATAATTACATATGTCCCAGCTACAGGAGCTGTAAAACGTCCATTAGTAGTGTCATAACAACTTCCAATGTTTATGTCTGCAGTATCAAAAATATAATCTGCGCTAGAAGTTGCCCAGTTAGAAGTGCGTCTTGCTGCAAAACGTGGCTGTGAGGGCAATAGAAGTTCACCGTCTGGTAAAAAATGAGCGCGTACATTACCTGCTCCGTCAGATATAATGACATTATTGTCTGTAGTGCTAATGTCATGGTTAGCATCAGATGTGCCATTATAATTACCAAGAACAGTGTTATAGTCGCCTGTTACATAATAACCTGACTTATATCCTATAAACGTATTGCTATATCCGTCTGCAACGTTCCTACCTGCTTCATATCCAACAGCCGTATTATTAGAATCAAAAACAGTGTTAAAAGGAGGATTACTAGCAGTTGTTCGGTTCTCAAGCAATAAAGCAGTATACCCAATGCCAGTGCTACCTTTACCGCTTTGTTGATAGCCTCCAGCGTAATACCCTATGTAAACATGACCAGATATATTCCCTGAAATGGAACCAGCCGCCCCTACGCTAGTTCCAGCAAACCCACCTACATAAACGTTTCGGTCAGCGTTTATATTTAAATTTGTAGCAGCGTTGACTCCAACAACAACGTTTCTATAACTACCTGTACTTAAATTAGTTGTATCGCCATTAGTACCAACAACAAAACTATTTATATTGAGGTTTCTATATCCCATAGCTACAGAACTGTAACCTTGATACAAAGTGCCATCTGTTGCTACAAGTGGTACTTTAGCTACATCAGCAATGCCTAAACTAGGGAGTGTGTTAACTTTAACAGATGCAAACTCAGGTGTGTCAGTAGTGCCTAGTCCTAAGTTGGTAGCAGCAGTGGTGGCACTATTAACGTCAGACAAATTATTACCAGACAAAAGAAAACTAGCAGTATCAACTGCACCATTCTGCCAAGCACTACCATCATAAATACGGGTAACAGCAGTGGAAGTGTTATAATACCAATCTCCTGCTGTCACTGGGTCACCGTTTAAATCAACACTTGGGTCAGATGCCTGAGCACCAAGATAAAGACCATCAATGGCTTCTTGCGCTGCTTCAGCAGCCGCTTGAGCAGTTTCAGCTGCTGTCTGTGCAGTACTCGCAGCCGTGGCTGACGTAGAAGCAGCAATAGCTGAAAGACCAGCATTAGTTTCACTTGTACTAGCAGCAAGAGCCGAGTTAGCAGCATTGGTTTCAGAAGTTGCTGCATTACTTGCAGAAGTAGCTGCTGCCGCTGCACTAGCAACCGCTGCTTGTACATCTGCTATATTAGTAGCTACGTCAATAACATCTGAGAT